CGTGGATTCGAACCACGAACCTTAGAGTTAACAGCTCTCTGCTCTGCCGTTGAGCTAAGGGGGATGGCCTTATCTGTTGGTAGCAGCTGCTATAGCAGTTGCAACAGAAGTTGTATTTCCAAGCATAACTGGATTTGGATCAGTTAATGTGATTGGAAAAGAGTCGTGTAGACCTTGCAGAGCACTACGCTGGCTCTTAAGAACTGCACTTGTGTAAACTCCAGCAGTAACAACTATATCAGATAGCTTGGTGCTACCTGCAAAATCAGAGGAGCCTACTGCAATAGCATCTGCAATACATGCTGGGTAATCAACTCTATTGCCACTTGCATAGTTGCCAGATGCAGCATAAAACTTAATACCATTAGCCTTTAAACTAGCAAGAGCATTAACAATATTTTGGTGTGTGGTTGCTATCTTTACACCTGGTGAAGATGGTGTGCAGCGTGTGCCATCTCCTGCGTTATAAGAAAACGATACAGCCTTAATGTTAAACTTTGATGCATTTGCAGATACCCAGTTTAATGCAGCTACAAGCTGAATGCCAGTTACTTGACCAGTCTTAGTTGTTCCAGACTCAAGCAGGATTAGGTGTGCTGATGGATTATTGGCCCTAATAACGTCTGCCATCATAGTGCCGTGGTTGAATGCCTTAAACTCAGATGCAATTCTGAGTCTTGGCGTTGAGTTACAGATTACTTGTGCAGTAATACAAACTTCAGTTACTTGACCAGAAATTAATTGTGATTCAAAATTAGCATCAATCACTACAATTGATCCCTGTGTATTTGCTTGTGCTGGTACAATTCCCACAAAGCCAATTAGCATAGCAATGAGAAGTGCTATCTTTTTCATATTTTAATACCCTTCAATTTATTAATCTATTAGTTTAATTACGTGTAGGCATGGGTCTCCCCCATCTTCCCACTCTTTTTCTTCTTCTTCTGTCATATATGGGTCACCATCGTGAGTGTTGCAAAATGGCTCAGTTACCCAGCCCTTATTAATACCCATCTCTAGCCAAGCCCAAAATTGAAGCTTATCTAGATCAATATTAGTATTGTCACTCATGTGAGAAACCCCTCTGTATTACGTATCAATTATACAAAACACAAAGGGGTTTGTCAAATATATTTTACTGCTCTTCTTGGCCCTCTTCAAATTCTGGTTCAGCTTCTTCTATAGCTGCTGGCTCTTCAGTCTTATTATTTTGACCAATTAAAATACCTGCCAAAGTACCAGTAATAAATGTTGCAATGCTTCCAAGCACATTAAAGAACATCTTGTCATTCTCAGACTGTGCACCTATTGGCTGGGTTACGAAAATCAAAGCATATAGAATGCCTACTGCTGTCATTAGCAAAATGGAGCCAAGAATAAGACCAAGAGAAAACTTTAGTCTAGCCTCTAGCTCTGATGATGTATATCTTTTTCCCATTATTCCTCAACTTCTACTGTTTCAGACTCTGTTGTTTCTTCAACAATTTCCTCTTCTATTGTAGCAGATTCTGTAGCCAATGGGTCATATCCAAGCAAATCTGTTGTGCATGTGCCAGCAGCCTCACAAACTGGTGGGACGCATTCCTCAGTTCCCCAGTTGGCTGGGTCCTGGCAGGGGTATCTGTAGTGACCGTCATAGCCACAGCCAGAAAGGGTAAGGGCCAAAACGGATACACCAATTAGGGTAATAGTCTTTTTAATCATGGCTATATTATACCGCAATTATTCGTCGTCTTTTTCATAGCGTAATGGGAAGGTTATTACCCATACACCAAGGGTCACCCAGATTAGCATTCCTACTACATCTTTGGCTGATCCCTCCAAGACTACCCAGGCAACGAACATACCCAGAAGTGTCCAGGCTTGATCTACAATGTCCTTAAATAGTGCTTTGATGAATTTAATCATTACGGCCTCCTTGCTGCAGCTGCTGCTGCACTAGTGGCTGCTGTCGTAGCAGTCATTGCAATTTGTCCCACAATGACGGCTGCGATAACAACCTTTTCTGATTGTTCACGGACTTGTGGAGACATGTCTGCTCCAGCATTTCCAAGTGCGTTCAATACTTCTACTGCTGCCCCTGCAACATCTCCCAATAATGGAACTGCAGCTAATGCTTCGTCTAAAACTATGTCGTCCTGTTGAGCTGCAACCAGCAATGCATCCAATGCTGCCTCGTATTCTTCAGAGCCTGGCTCTGCTGTTTCAAATACCTGTAAAGCTGCCTCTTTAATTGCTTCTGCCTGTGCTTCAGTTAGTTGTGTAGGCTCAATGCTTGTAAGCTCTTCAACAAGTGAAACAATGTTTTCAGCCGACACCTCTTCTTCTAGCTGCACTGGTGCTTCTGGATCAGTAGGCTCTGGCTCAGGAGTTGGTTCTGGTTCTGGGCTAGGTTCTGGTTCAGTTACTGGTTCTTCAGTTGGCTCTTCAGTTGGTTCTGGTTCAGGACTTGGCTCAGGTTCTGGCGTAGGCTCAGGTTCTGGGGTAGGCTCAGGTTCTGGCGTAGGCTCAGGTTCTGGGGTAGGCTCTGGTTCTGGTGTAGGATCAGGTGTAGGCTCAGGTTCTGGAGTGGGTTCTGGGGTAGGTTCTGGTGTTGGCTCTGGGGTAGGTTCGGGCTGTGGAATTACAACTGGTTCTGGAGCAGGGGTGGGAGCTGGTAAGTTAGCAATAGCATTTGTTGTAACTACATAGGCAGTTTGAGTTTTTGTTTCTGCATTTTCAACAACAATAATTAAATTACTTATAACATTTTGTGTATTTTGTAATGCTGTTGTAAATTCTGATAATGCCTGTGCTTCCACAACATTAGCTTGTGAAGATATTGATTGTGCAATTGCAAGTGAGGAAGAGGCCTGCTGAACAACTATTGTTTGTAAGCTTTGTTGTGTTTGTAAATTAACGAGTGTTGCTGAAGCAGAATTTACTACCTGTTGCTGTTGACTAATTAATTCTGCAGAAACAGAATCTACTATTCTTGGAGACATTGTAAAGATAGTCCCACCATTGGAATATCTAACACCAATTCTTGGACCACCATATAAGCCAGAAGTATTTCCAGATATTTCAGAATATCCAGTCCATTCTCCAGTAGCTGGATCAACTAGCATATTCCAAACTACATTTGTCAGTGGGCCATTGGCATCTCCAAATCTATGCAATGACCACTCAACTGTTAAAGTATTGTCAGTGGTTGTTACTTTAGTATATGCCCCAGCTCCTGCTGTCATCCAGTCAGATTGATATACGTATATACCAGTTGTCTGTGGCCAATCCCAAAAAGTGTGATCTCCCTGCCCAAAAGAAATGAATGCCTTAGATGTTACATAAATTTGACTGGCACTCCCCTGGCCTTCATATAGCGTGTTTCCCATTCTGATATCAAATGGGACATCTATTTTTGTAGACTGATCCCACATTGGTGGAAGTATAACGCTAGTAGTAGATGCTGTGCTTGCCTCTACTGAATTTGTCCAGCCTGAGCTAGATATTTGAAAACTATTTGATGGTACATTAGTTAAAGCATTTAGTTCAGATTGCTCTTGTTGGACTACCTGTTGCTGTCCTGATACCGCTGCACTAATGGATGATAGGTTAATTACTGCTTGGCTGTAACTTGTTTGTGCTACAGTTAAATTAGAATCTGCTAGTTGTGAGGAGGCTACTGCAAGCTGATAAGAGTCTTGCTTTTGTTTAACATCCCATAGGGCATCAGAGGCACTTGATAAGGCTTGAGAGGCTTCTGCTACAGCCGTAGTAGCCAAGGCTATCACTTCTGAGACGGAAGCAATGCTTGTAGATCCACCACCAACTAGTTGCTCTACTAAGGCACTTGTACTAGCTAGGTTTTCTGTTACAACCTGTATCTCAGATGTTGCCGTAGTCACGGTGATTTCTGCTTGAGTGACTTGCTGATCTAATGTTAGGGTAACCGAAACCACTGAAGAAGATTCTTCTGCGTGTGCTAAATCTGCAGCCAAAAAAGTTGGCAAAAATGCTAAAGACATAGCAATAAAAACTTTTAAGTTTTTGCTCTTAATGGGGTATCACCTCGTGATTGGGGGTAGCCAATGTATTCTTATATTATTATACTTGCTTATATAAAAATAAAAGAGGCACAACCTTATTGTGCCCCAATTATACTTAATATCTTACTGGTCTAAATTTGAGTCAATAAGCTCAAACCCATTTTCTCTGTTTAGATATTGCCATTGAATATTTGTAATGCCAAATGTTTCCCAAAGATATCCTATAACCATCTTGTGATCTAATTCACCACAAGTGTAAAGATCAAACTGCAGAATCATTGGGTCTTTCTTTTCCCAAATGTGAAATGCAATGTGTGATGTTTCTACAGATACCGCTGCAGTTACTCCTTCATTCCCTGGCATATCAACATACTTTGAAACTGGGCCTGCTGCAATTTTCATATCAATGAGTTCAACAAGCTCCTGTAACCATAGCTTTGCGTACTCTTCAGTTTTAATTGGTTTTGTTATTTCTGCTCTAACCATTAAGTGTAAGTGTTTTAGTTCTTTCATTATTTGCCTATCTTTAAAATTCCCAGTCTTCGTCAGTTGTTGCTTCGTGCTTGCCAATTACATAAGATGAACCAGACCCTGAGAAAAAGTCATGGTTTTCGTCTGCATTTGGAGACAAGGCAGCCAAGATTGCTGGATTAACATCACAAACTTCCTTGGGGAAAAGTGCATCAAACCCTAGATTCATTAGTGCCTTGTTTGCGTTATAGTGTAAAAACTTTTTAACATCTTCTGTAAGACCAACTTCGTCATACAGCTCTCTTGTGTATCTAATTTCATTTTCATATAGCTCCATTAAAAAGCCATATGTCCAATCTTTTAGATCTTGCTGGCTATTCCAGTCAAGCTTGTTATATGCAATCTGGAATTTATATCCAATATAGTAGCCATGGACAGCTTCGTCACGAATAATGAGTCTAATAAGATCTGCAGTATTTGTTAGCTTTGCTCTGGATGAAAGATACATTGGCCAATAGAATCCACTATAAAACAAAAATGACTCTAGGAATGTAGAGGCAATCTTTCTTTTTAGTGGATCATCACCACGGTATCTGTCAAGAACAATACTTGCTTTCTTTTGCAAAAACTCATTGTCTTCAGACCACCTAAAAGCATCCTCAATTTCTTGTGTAGATGTGAGCGTAGAGAATACGCTAGAGTAGCTCTTAGCGTGAACGGATTCCATGAAGGCAATGTTGGTGATGACAGCCTCTTCGTGCTGAGTAATTGCATCTGGAATGATTGACATAGAACCAACGGTGCCCTGAATGGTATCAAGCATTGTTAGCCCAGTAAACACACGCATGCTTAGCAACTTTTCATTGTCTCTTAGGGTTGACCAAGACTGAATGTCGTTAGATAGTGGAACCTTTTCTGGTAGCCAGAAATTAGAAGTAAGCCTGTTCCAGACCTCTAAGTCAATAGGGTCTTCAACTTTATTCCAATTAATAGGTCTAGTTATCATAAGTCCTCCATTATAACATGCAACTTACGCAGTTGTCCATCTCCGTACCCTGCAAAGCCTGCTGACGAATACGAATATAATAAATAGTTTTAATACCATTTCTCCAAGCATATATTTGTGCCTTGTTTATATCCCTTGTAGTAGCAGTATCCTTAAAGAATAATGTCAATGACATTCCCTGGTCAATGTGTTGCTGTGCTGCAGCATAAACATCAATAATTTTTTCTGGCCCAATTTCATATGCGTCCTGGAAGTATTCCCTATTATCGTTAGTCAGGTATGGTGCTGGGTAGTATACTCTGCCCATCAAACCCTCTTTGCGAATTTCAATCTGAGATGCAATTGGATGTATTGAGCTAGTTGAATTATTAATATAGCTGATCGAACCAGTTGGTGGAACAGCTTGCAGGTTCTGGTTATAGATACCGTGTTCTTTTACGAACGCTTTAAGATTTTCCCAATCTTTTTGCGAGGGAACTTCAATCTTCGCTTCCTTGAAAAGCTTAGCGACTTTATCAGTTTTTGGAGACCAGTTTTGCGATATATATTTATCAAAAAACTCTCCAGTGGCGTACTTGGACTTTTCAAATCCCTCAAAGGCACTGCCCTTTTTCTTTGCAAGTCGTGCAGAGGCATATAAGGCGTGGTATAGGACTGTATAGAAATAGATGTTTGTGAAGTCGATTGATTCTTCTTCTCCATAGTGCATTTGCTCCTTTCCAAAATAACCGTGTAGATTCATTTGTCCAAGACCAATGGCCCTGGATTTTTTGTTTCCTTCTGCAACTGACATTACAGAATCAATATAGGAAATCTCAGAGACTGCAGTTAATGACTTAATTGCAACCTCTACCGTCTTTCCAAAGTCTGGTGATTCCATAGCTTTGGCTATGTTAAGAGATCCCAAGTTACAAGAAATATCTTTGCCAATTTCCTTATAGCTCATATCATTGTTATAGGTTGTTGGAGTATTTACCTGCAAAATTTCTGAGCAAAGGTTTGACATGTTTATTCTACCATCAATTGGATTTACTTTGTTTACGTTATCTTCATAAACAATGTATGGATACCCAGATTCAAACTGTAGCTCTGCTATTCTTTGAAATAGATCACGGGCTTTAATCTTGCCCTTACGAATGCGTGGGTCATCCACCATTTCCTGATAAAGCTCAGTTACGGAGATATCAGACATTGGTTTTCCATAAATTCTTTCAACATCATATGGTGAGAACAAATACATATCATCATTATTCTTGGCTAACTCTAATGTGACATCTGGGATCACAACACCAATCGAAAGGGTCTTGATACGAATCTTTTCGTCTGCGTTCTCACGTTTGGTATCAAGGAATCGCATGATGTCTGGGTGGTGAGCGTTTAGGTAAACGGCACCTGCACCCTGGCGAGCACCAAGCTGGTTGGCATAGGAGAAGGCATCTTCAAGCATCTTCATAACAGGAATAATTCCAGATGACTGATTCTCAATCTTCTTGATTGGTGCACCAAGCTCACGCAAGTTGGTTAGGTTTAGACCTACACCACCACCACGCTTTGATAGCTGAAGAGAGGATGATATTGCACGTGCAATTGACTCCATATTATCCTCTACACGAAGCAAAAAGCAAGAAACATACTCTCCCCTTTGCTTCTTGCCAGCATTAAGAAATGTTGGAGTTGCTGGCTGGAAACGACCAGTAATAATTTCATCAAGAATGTCTCTGGCAAAACTTTCATCTCCTTTTGCCAACATAAGAGCATTCATTACAACTCTGTCCTCAAATCTTTCTAAATAGCGACCACCATCAAACGTCTTTAGGGCATATTGTGTATAGAACTTATATGCACCTACAAATGTTGGAAATCTAAACTTGTATTCATAAGCTTGCTTAAATAAATCTTTTACAAACTCTACGCTATATGCATCAAGAATTTCTTTTTCATAGTAATCATTTTCTACAAGATATTCAAGCTTTTCCTCAAGGCTGTGAAAGAACACGGTATTTTGATTTACATGGTCCAGGAAGTAAGCTTTAGCTGCTGCCTTGTCCTTGTCAAATTGAATTTTACCATTCTCATCATATAAATTGAGCATTGCATTTAGCTCGTGATAGCTATATTTAGTTTCCATACAGTAGTTCTAACCTCTCTTTTACTTTTTCAACATCGTAGTCTGTGCCAAATATTTCTACCCTGGCAATAATTGGCACACCAGTTTTAGACGAAATCATATCTGCTGCTTTGCAGAAATGTTCGCCAAAATTTGTATTTCCAAACCCAACCACTCCCTGTAGATTGTCTCTGTTAGAGTGTAGGTTTAGAAAATTTCTGACCTGTCTTGGAATAGCAGAACTATCCGATCCTCCACCATAGGTAGGAACAAATAAGACATATGGTCTAGTAACCTCTAATGAGTTTTCATAGTTCCAGTCAATGGGGATTTGTATTGCTGGCATATCTAATTTTTCTACAAATTTTTTTGTGTTACCAGAATAATTTGAAAAATAGACAATGTCAACGGACATCTATTTTAATCCCCTTTTTAATATAGTTACGATAAAGGGGAAGGGTTTTATCCCCTCCCCCTATCATTTTATACTAATTACTTGATAAAGGCAAGTCTTTCGGCTCTAGGCTTTCCAACATTGTACTTCTTTACAAGTGTGTTGTACTGCCACTTTAGCTTACGAACTTCCTTTGCAGAAAGATCCTTGCTAGTTGCAAGTTCTAGCTTAACAGCAGCAAGTTCAGCACTTAGAGAAGTTACCAAAGCCTTGGTTGCTTCGTGTGCAGCCTTTTCAGTTGCTAGGTCAGCAAGTGCCTTGTCTAGTTCTGCCTGTAGATTACGTGGCTGTGTTACAACAATAACTGCTGTAGCAGAAGAGCTAGCAGCAAACGCTGTTACGGTTAGAGAGCCAGTAGATGGCAAAGTAACAACATAACTAACTGTACCAGAAGTACTGGTTGTTGCAGTTGGTGTAGTAATTACGCCATTTGAATTAACAATCAAGCTTACTGTTCCAGATGCCTTTGCATTGTCATAGCGATCAAACGCAGACACAACTACAGACTGAGTTGATCCTGCTAGACCAGATGCTGGTGCAGAAAGCCCAACCTTCACAACATCTCCAGCAGTACCCTTGACAAAGTAAGTTGTAGCAGTATTTCCAACTGTAACAACAACTGAGCCAACAGCAGTAGTTTTGGTAAATACAAATAGCTCTACACTACCGCTTGTACTAGCATTTAGTGTAACTGCAGCTGAACCAGATGCATTAGTTGCACCAGTTAGTGTTGTTAGTAGGAATGCATTTGTAGCAGTGGCGGAAACAGTTGTACCAGCTACAACACCAGAAACAGAAATGCTAAGAGCATTAGAGGCTGTTACTGTGTCGCCTGGAACTGGAAGGGCCACTGCTGTAGCAGAAGTAGTACCACCGCTAGCAGAAGCTCCAGCAACTGTCAATGTTTGGGTATTTGCATTTGCAGGCAACATACCAGTTAGACCAATCACTAGTGCCGTTACTAGGGCAATAGAAGTCTTCTTTAGATTCATTTTTCTCCTTATTTAATTAATCTAGATTAAATCAAATCTAGCCAAATATTCTTCAACGTCTTTTGGCGTAGGCCTATATTTTATCACATCTTGGGCATCATTGTCAAGCTGTGGCTTTGGCCTATCCTTAAACGTATGTATTTCAACTTCTAGATTAAGGTTTCTTGGGGTGTGAGAAATAGCACCAAATATTGCACCACAGACAGCATCTGCCAGGTCCTTAGACTTTTTGCGTGGGTGATCTACCTTATTATTGTTCATAATCTTAAGCTCTGATAACTCTTCAAATAAAAGATCAATCATCGGCATAGCAAGTCTTTCTTCATAAACAAGCATTGCCATATCCTCATAATGCTTTTTGGCAACAGAAACAGTTTCAGTTCTCATGCCTATTGCTTTCAGTTCATTTTGGATATCAAATGACTGCCAGCGGTCAAATGATACCATGCCAACATTAAAGCCAAGCCTTCTAAGATTTTGAATCCATTGCTTTACTTCTGACAGGTCTACTGGTCCTTCTACTTTTGGCTCCCACCAAGCAACGGCATCAACAACCACAACTGGTGCAATTTGTTCATAATCTTTTATGATTTGAATATTTACCCATTTTTCTACGTGTGCAATTGCTACAGCACACTTATCATGCTTTTGTGCAAGGTCAGCATGCACAAAATATATCTTATCTGGGTCAGGGACAAAACTGGAGTCAAACCTTTTATAGGAATCTATTGGATTTCTTACAGTCATTGCTGCACGAACTTTTTCTGCTTGTTTAAAGAATCTATCTGACGAGAATGTTGGTATACAAGCAAATCTTTGCATAGCATCTCCTATATCAGTAAAAAAGGCTAACTTAAAATCATCTATTTTCCTTGTTGGGTTAACATCCCAAGTTGGTCTTTTTAATGCAAATACATTGGGATATTTATAACTAATTATATTGTCTTCGTCCCACTCAATTGTCAATGAGTTGCCATCTGCTTCCGCTGGCAATTCTGGATTCATAATAAATGTGTGTGTTTTTGTTACAGTTTCCTTATCTGCAATAACAGCTTCATACCTTGCAGAAATAAAATCTCCAGGATATCTTGGGAACGATAGCAGAGCTACTTTGCCCAGGTCTGGAAAGCGTGAATCTACTGATGCACGGAAAGCTTTGTAGATGTTATCTGCAGTTTTACCCTGATCATTTCCTGTTCCAATCTCCGTAGCAAAACCAGAGATCTCGTCAAGGACTGCAAGGATAAGGTTGAGACCTTCGTGAGACTCTCTTTCGGAATGGCCTGAGTAAACTGTAATAGATTTATCAAATTCAATACTCTCAGCTTTCGCATAGAATTTTCCTGCAAACCAAGGAGACTTTTCAATCTTTGTTTTAAAGCCTTTAAAGAATACGTTCTTCGCTTGCTGGGCGTTAATAGCCACGTTAATAATGTCAATTGCGTCACCGCTAGGCTTTCCAAAATACCTAGCAGGGTCTTTAAGACATAGAAGCTTATATACAATATAAGCACACGCAACCGTTGATGTAAAATCTTTACCAGATCCTTTACCAAGCTGTAGAATTACTTCATTCTTGGTATATTTATTATAATACCTTCTACCCTCAGTATCACCCATAAGGCTTATTAGATCTTCTAGCCTGTAGATTTGGCTAAGAGCCTCTACAATATCATATTGGGTTTGTGATAGTGGGGGCTGTCCAAGATAATCTTCGCCTTCAACAAATGTCTTTACATCAACTGGCTTTTCATCAAAGCTGTCTGATTTAAGTGCTTCTAAAAAATCATCAAACATCGTTGTGTACCACTGTAATTACTTCTTGCTCTTTAGAAACTGCAGATAGCCTTCTCATAATTTCATCACGTACCTCTGGGTGCTCTGCAGCAACGTCTCTTAAAATACCAACAAGGATTTCTTGCTTACGTTCAATTTCTAACATTTCTTCAGCAAGCTCTTTATTTTCTAAAAGTCCTGCCTTTTGTAGCATGTCAATGCGTTTAGATTCAATATCAAGAACTAGCTTAATAGCTGATGTCTTTGCATTTAGATTAGCTGTTGTAGTAGCATCATCTATAACTTCATATGCTTTTTGTATAAGCTTGTTATAGTGTGCATCTGCACCAACAAGAGCTTCTTTTGCACGTGCACGAATAGCTGCGTTATCTGCAGCCATGGCTCGCCATTCATTAATATAGGCCACAACCTTCTGTCGTGGCATATCAAGCTCTTTAGAAATTTGAGTTGGCTCATTGCCAGCTAGATATTTTTCAACAACCTTGTTGACTTCGTCTAAATGCTCAATAGTCAAATCCTCAAACGACACGCTTTCTCCTTTTTCCCCTGGTTGGAATACGCTTAATTTTATCCTCACTAAAAGATCTAAACACAGAAGCTACGCCATTCATCATTTCAAAACAGTCAACCCATTGGGAACCAGTCAAATTATTCTTGGTTAGCCCAATAAATTTAAACTTGCTGCCGTGCTGTCCATGCACTTTAATTATATCACCAGCGTTAATCTCAAATCCCTGGATATTTATATATGGGATTGTTTCAAAGTAAGTTGGTTTAACGTCTGCCCTGTTTTTTCTAGACATTACGCTCCTTAGCAATCTTAAGTAAAATTAAATAACCAATCAAATCATCAATGTCGTTATCTCCAGGCCAGTCGTGGCCATTCTTAATTCTAGATAGCTTGTCGTCAATTCGGACTAGTAGTTGTTCTACTGCATCTGCCTTAGAAAATACCCTGGTAGGATTAAGGGCAGAATCCCCATAAGACTTATTTTTAGCAATTAGCAAATCTGAAACTTCTTTAGATATTCTTTCAATATCCTGCTGGGTTTGTGTTTTCATCTGTTGGCCTTATGTCTAATCTTTTACCACAATTGTGGCATGTTGTATATGTAAGTCTAGTAAATGGACAGGACGCAACCCTTGATTTTTTATGGCTACAAAATGCACGAACAAGTGTCCACTTTATAACCTTGGCAAAGTGCTTTATATACCTCATCGCCTAGACTTTCTTAAACCAAACTTAGCCAAGTATACATAGATAGTTTCTACACTGACACCACATTCCTTTGCAATGTCTTCTGGGCTTTTCTTATCTAAGTGATATCTTTTTTTTAACCATGTTTGATTTGTATATAGTTTAGCAGAGTTGGCCATGTTTGTCAATCCCCCAGCTTTTCCCAGTTATTTAAAGAGTAGTGCCCAATACCAATTGCATCTGCAATATCATTATCACTAATATCTAAATCATAATTAATATTAACAAAGTTTATTGTTTTTTGTTTTCTAGCTTCTCTTTCATTTTGCTTATACCAAGACTCAGACTTATTTGGGTTAAGCTTTCTCATTAAAATCTTTGCATCTTTTGTGAGCTTACCATTACCAATATAGCTTTGCCAGGCTATTGGGTTAGTTCCTTTAAATATCTTAACACCTGCCAAAGATGCACCAGCTAAAATAGCACCCTGAACCATAGAAAGTTCCGACATAGTTTTAGGACTGTTGATAAACACGGCTCGTTCAATTACAACCGCTTCTGGATTAAGATCTTGGATTACAGTAACCACAGAACCAATTGCACTTGCTATTTTTTGATAAACATCTTTTCCAGAAAACTCAACCTTGCCGCTTATTACTAATTGCTTTCCCTCAAATACTGCATATGCAATACTTGTTGTGCTAGCATCTATAGACATTATTCTGTTTGGAACATAAATAAATTTATTCAGATTTACCATTTAGCAAACCCTTTATTTCTTTTAATGCCTTTTTTACTTCAAGTGGATTAACCAGGCACTTTGTGCATAACGGATCATCGTTGTAGACTGAAAGTGGTTCTCCACAGCCCTTGCATTTTCTGATTTTTCCTATTCTTTTATTACGCCTATTTTGGGCATATTTTTCTGCCATCTTTTCTTTTGTGGCAGCTTCTCTACATTCTGGAGAGCAGTAAATCTGATATGAAATGCTGGTTTCAAATGTGTGGTCACACCACTCACAGTGCTTTTGCTTCATCTAGCAGCTCCAAGGAATTGATTTTAATCAGTCCCTTGCCAGCTTCAGCACATGCCTTTTGTATTGGACATGTCTTGCATATCTTAGAATTAGAGCGATAGTTTTTCTCAGGAAGCTGTTTATCTTCCCATGCTTTTCTTACCGTCCTCATCCAGTCAAACGTCTGGTTTACCCACCTGATGTAATAGTCACTAATCTCTACTGGAATAACCAGTAGATCGTGATTGTTTTTATTTTCATAAATCAAGACAGCTTTCGTCTTGTTTAGAATCTTCATATAAATTAGTAGCTGTACTAAGTGCCCTAGTTTTGGCTTACCGCTTGCTTTACGATATTCAAATCCTTCGCTTGGCATAGTCTTTATTTCGCCAAGAAGATCTTCTCCAGCCCAATCAAGAATGACATCTCCAAAGCCAAATATTGGTGGATCATTCCAAGTAATCTTAAATTCTGAATCTTTAAGAATACCAGCATCTGCCATTGCTTGCTGAATACGCTCATGTGACTTTGTGCCACTAGTCATATTGGCACCGCCATAAGCATCAGCATTATCTTCAAACATGGCACCTTCAAATGCTAGGTACCAGTAACGTGGACACTCTCCATGAGAGTATGCTATTGTGCTTGGTGCAAAAGAGTTTTTCTTAGCAAACTTGGTTTCACGCTTGGCAATGTAACCATAGTTAATTTTATCAATAAGCTCTTGCGTATTCAAAAATGATTTTGGTGACTCTTCTGCTTTCTTAAGCATTACTTGTTGTAGAAAATTTTTAGCCATATCCTACTTAGCGAATAATATATTTAAGAGCAGCTACTAAATCATTAATAGATTCAGCAGCAGTATAATAAATATTCTTTTTCGCTCTATCTCCCTTTTCTACGTTAGCTGACCAAGTCGCCTTAAAAGCCATTTTAGCAGCGATAGCTTGAAGCCTTACGATTTCAAGGGTGGCCACATTCATTGGAATATCTGGCTTTAGTATAATCTTGGCAATAAATGTAAGTGCTTGTGTAAGCTCTTCATCTTCCATAAAGTCTGCAATCTCTGCTAGACCATTTACCATTTCTAATGTTGTTTTATCTTTTGTTACTTGTTCCATTAGACTATTATACCACGCCGTCCGCTTCCTGGATAGCCTGCTTTTCTTTGCTTGTCACTTTGCCATTTGGCACTAGCCATGGCAAAAGAATGTCGTATAAATCTACTAAAAGGTTGACATCCTGAATCTGATATTCTTTCATCTGCTTCCAGGACTTTTTGTCATTATCCATGCATCCAAGCCAAAGCGAAAAACCAGAATGCTTAACCTTGGCACCAACCTCTAGCTTTTGTGCCACATAGTCTAGCTTATTGGATGGGAATAGAAAGTTTGCCTTTGTTACACTCATAAGGTCTAGATCCTTTACAGTAGATGGGGGCATCATTCCATTTTCCAAAAATTCACGGTTGATGTGTTTGTGGTCAAATGCTGCTGAGTTCCAACCAACAAGAACATCTGCCTCATCCATTAGGCTGTGTAGCTCTTCTAGCATAGCTTTTTTGCCATCGTGATAAACTGATCGAAAGATTACTTTCTTTTCTCCAAGCCATCTGGCTCCAAAGCATAGCATTTCTGTGCTTTTAATAATCTGATCTATTGTAATATTTTGATCAAATAGTCCCCATGCATATACCTGCATTGGCGTTGTTTCAATATCTAAAAATAATGTTTTCATAATTAATCCTCCAATAACTGCTCTAATAGAGATAGCTCTATTATTGCCAGCCTTGTCTTTTTATTTCCTTCTCCTAGTACTACTATAATTGCTGGATCATTTCCATTTTTTATTGCATCTGTTACTGTTTTTGCCCAATTGTCTTGATTAATGGTAAATCCTTTTGGGTATTCTTTAAAATCTACTGTGAAATTTTCCCAAGTGGCATCGCCTTTCTTAATGCCACGCCCACTATTTTTAGTTTGCCTGGCACCAAGACGCTTAGTCTCTGCTCTCTCGCTCATAGTCTTTCTTTTTCTTAACCTTTAAAGATACTTCACTAATGTGCTTGTCAGAGCACATCCATGTAAGCAAACTATCCTCAACATAGTGTCTTAAACTGTTAACATCTTTATTACAAACTTGACACTTAAACTGTCCTGGGTGAATATTATATTTAGACACCGTGGACCTTTGCATATAAAGATTCGTATAGGGCTTTGTCTTCTTTTACCCTGTCTACAAATGCATCACGGCCTTGTATTTTAGTGCCATCATCTAGCTGATACCAGGCACCAGTTCTATTTACAAACCCAAGCATCTCTGCAGTATCTACAAGATCTCCAACCATATCAATTCCAATCAAATCTCCACGGTAGTAAAAGTCATATTCTGCACTATCTCCTGGAGCAGAAGTCTTTGAGTTTAAAACTTCCCACCTAACTTTACGGCCTACTTTTTGTTCAATTATCTTATCTCCTACCTTGATCTTAGCCTTAATTGCCTGAGAATCGGAGCTGGATGAAAATAGCTTAACAATTGTAGATGACATAAACTGTGTGGTCAGTCCGCCTGTTGGGGCAGCCTGAGTATAAGTTTGCTGAATATTATTGCGTGACTGAGAAATTGCAATAATCAGTGCTGGCTTTTCACGATTATTGGCATAGTTAAGCATTAGCCATGCATGCTTTAAGTCTTTAGACTCTGCACCAATCTGCTTGGTTTGATCCAATGGCTTTAGCTCTGTAGAGTCTTTTTCAAAATATACCGCTGGGAGCAAAGAGCTAATGCTGTCAATTACAATTAAATCAACTCCTGCGTTTAAAAGTGCAACGCCAACGTCAACCATTTCATTAATACTTCTAGCTTCTGAATAAATTAGCTTAGATGTGTCTACACCAAGCTTCTTCGCCCATTCCTCATCATAGGACATTTCTGCATCAATCCAGGCACAGAGCTTGCCTTCTTTTTGTGCCATACCTATCATCTGTAAGCACAAGGAAGACTTTGCACTAGACTTACTTCCCCAAAGCAAAACTTGTCTGCCATATGGGAAACCACCACCAAGTGCTCTGTTTAATCCAGCACTTGGAGTAGGTTGAATCTCTATCTTAATTCCCTCTCCAGTGCCTATTCTTTTTCTAATCTTCGGATCTAGCTGAGCTAGTGCCTCTTCAACTGTTGTCAATTACGTCCTCCATTATCACAGTTCCATCTTTTGTTTTACCAAACTCAAATTTATAGGCATGCCCCTCTTTAATTTTCATATAGGCCTTAGCAAAAGATGTAGGAAACACAGTAACAGAGTGTAGCTCTCTGGCAGTATCTGCTAAGGTTAGTGATGCCATCTTTTTCCCTGCCTTTGTAACTCTAGGCCTAAAAGAAACTACATAAAATTCATCTTCTTTATACGGCAATTGCCTGTAGTTTAAAAATTTTACTAAGGCATTTTCGTTGCCTTTAATCTCATCTACTGGTATAGCAGAAACAATCCTATTATCGCTAGCCAATAGAAGATACGTACGACCTGGCTCAATTGTAGTTTGCTCTTCATCAAAAATTCCTACGCTTCCAGTTTTATCCAATACCTCTACACGTGACCACCCCTTGCCACGCTTGATACCCTTAATCATTCCCATCAAAACAAATGAACCCTTTTCTTCAAACTCTTCTATATCATTAATAAATGCATAGTAGTGGGATGGAATATCAATGTTAAATTCTGGCAAATTTAGATATTCGTAAAGATTTTCCCTTACTTCATTTTCATTTCTAGGATTATCTTCAAACGTTGCTGCACCAACAAGTCTTAGTGCTTGAAGAGCACGGCTATTTACACCATTACCCTTACCAAACGTAAATGTCTCTAGCTCTTTGTAAGAAGCAAATGGTCGCCTAGCTATATACTTCTTAGCAATATTGTCTGAAATATACTTAATTGCTGTTAGTCCAAACCTAATACCCTTGCCCTCAATTTTAAAATCAATGTCAGATTCATTAATATGTGGTAAACGAATTGGGATATTCATACGCTTTGCTTCGATCAAGTACTCTGTGCGAGCATCTTTGTCTTTTTCATTCTTAAGAACAGAATACATAAACTCAATTGGATAGTATTTCTTTAACCATGCCGTCCAATATGAGAGCGTAGAGTACGCCACAGCGTGAGACTTATTGAACGAATACCCAGCATGGGCCTCAAAATCAGACCATAAATCACGTGCGACATTGGGGGCGAGATATTTTGAAGCACCTTCAACAAACTTTTCCCTAAACTGGTCAAACTCTTTTGCATCCTTTTTCTTTCCAATAATCTTACGAACCTTGTCTGCCTCTGCCATTGTCATGCCGCCAAGATTTACACAGGCCTGCATGACCTGCTCCTGGTACAAAATGCATCCATAAGTTTCTGAAGTAAACTCTTTCATTACTTGGTGATGGTAGGCAATGTTTTGCTTTCCATGCTTACGTGCTATATAGTCTTTGCCGATAGTATTCATTGCACCTGGTCTAACCAAAGCGTTAGACGCTGCAAGCTCTGCAAAGCTCTTGACTCCCATTTTTACAAGCAAGTTGGTGTATGGTGTAGCTTCACACTGAAAAACTCCCTTGGTGTATCCAAAAGATAGCATTTCATATACCTTTGGATCTTCCATATCAATTTCTAATAGGTTGATATCTTGACCAGTTCTATCTTTAATGATGTCAAGGGTATCACGCAGAACAGACAAGGTCTTTAGACCAAGGGCATCAATCTTAATTAACCCAATGCGTTCTGCCTCTTCCATGTCTACTGCAACTACAGGAATCCTGTCTCCACTTCCTGGCGATGTTCGTGTTTCCATTGGAGCATACTTAAAAATTGGATGCTTAGAAGTAACAACACCAGCAGCGTGAATACCAGTTCCTCTAATACGACCACGAAGCTGCTCTCCATACTTTTCAATCTCAGGATATTTCTCTCTAAACCAGGCAGCCTGTTTTGACGTACAGTAGTCGTCCCAGGTATCTACAACTTTCATAACTTTATTTACATCTGATAATGGAATATTAAGAACACGTGCAATATCACGCACCACGCCCTTATCTTTAAATTCTAAGAAGGTAGCAATAGACGCTACGTGACGATATTGCCTAACAAGATAGTCCTTTACCTCTTCACGGCGTGAATCCTGGATATCAGTGTCGATGTCTGGAAAGTCATTACGTTCTGGATTAATAAAACGGAAGAAAAGAAGGCCATATTTAATTGGATCAATATCAGTTATTCCCAACGCATAGCACAGCAATGAGCCAGCGGAAGATCCACGGCCTGGTCCAACCATAATGCCTTCTTTTTTAGCCCAAGCAATCATATTACGAACAACCAAGAAGTATGGCCCAAACTTTTTATCACGAATTACCTTTAGCTCTTCGTCTAGCCTATCCAAATATTTTTGGTTATCCTTTATTCCTCTGGCCTCAAGGCCTTCAAGTGCTAACTTTCTAAGCTCTTCATCTGGTTTTTGATACTGAACTGGAAGCAGATCAAGGTGGTCTTTGATGTCGTAGTCCTCTACCTTATTTGCAATTTCTATAGTATGGGTATAGATATCTTCCCTATCAATGCCCTGCTTTTCCATTTCTCTGTGCATTTCTTCATCGGAAAGTAGGTGAATTTCAAATTTATTAAAAGACATTTGCCTGTCTGAACCATATAGGTAGTCTAATCTATCCATTAAGTTAGAATGTTTTAGTGACTTTTCATACGTTGCATCTTTTGTAATCTTATTTGCATAAGTGTTTAGGATTAGCTTTAATTCTTGTATCTCTTTTTGATCTGTGTGTGCATGGTGACAGTCTGGAGTTACAACTGCCTTGACTTC